GTTTTTTTGTTGAGGTGTCTTGCTCCTCGTGATGAGTTACATGGGCCGCATGATGGGACGAGGTTGTCGAGGTCGTGTGTTCCTCCTCGGTCTAGTTCGATGAGGTGGTCGGCTTGGGTGGCTTTGGCTTTGTGGCACCAATGGCAAGTGGGGTCATCGGCTAGGAGGATCTTGCGGTTGCGTTGGTAGATCGGGTCTTTGTAGCCGGTCATTGTGGGTTTCCTATTTAAGTTAGAACCAGTTTTATTAGTTCAGTATTTGCTATCTCAGTAGTTACTAATCATCCGATAAAACCGAAGTGCGGAAAACCTGATTTCGGTTTGTGGATAAACCCCCCTAGTTATCCCCATAGTTATCCACAGGCTGAGGTTGGTCGAACACGATGGTTGTCATTGACCATTGACCGGCCGAGTTTTGTTTGCGGAGCCGCTTGATGTAACCAAGCGTCTCCAGTTCTTTCATGCCTGTGCGTACGGCATGGATGCCTTCGGGACTGACGGAGGCCAGTTGAGCCATGCTGGTGCGCCAATGATCAGGTTTGGAAAGCAGGTAAATCAGGATGCCTCGAGCCTTAAAGGAAAGGCGGCGATCCTCAATCAGTTCATTGTGGACAACGGAATAGTTGAGGTGAGGTCGGGCGGAGCGAACGATCATTGTTCAGGGCTTTCGTAGTGTTCAATGACTTTCATGGCTTTGACCAGGCGAAGGCGGAGGCGTTCGTTTTCCTCCTCCAGTTCGGCAATCCTGGCTTTTTGTGCGGTGATCGCCTGGGCGGCGAGATCCATTTGTCGGGTTGCTTCCTGAACTTGCTGGATAAGGGCGGTCATGTCAGGACTCATTGGTTGCCTCCTGTGAGGATTGTTTTGATGTAGGGAAGGTCGGCTGGCCGCCATACATACGCTTCGGCTCCAGCGGAGCGGAGAGTAGCGATCCAGCGGGTTTGGGCGTCGGAAACTTTGCCGACTCGGCTTTTGAGTTCAGCAAAGATCACGCCACGTTCCGGATGGGCTAGGACAAGGTCAGGGAAGCCGACGTCGCCGAGGGTTGGAGTGCGCCAATGGCCGCGCGTGTTTTGTGCGGGGAGCGGATGGTAAACGAGCCAGCCAGTCCATTTGGCGAGTTCAACGACGGCGTTTTGGAATTCGCGTTCGGAGATCATTGGTCGGCTTGAGATCGTCGAGTTGCGAAAAATCCGTCAAGGTCGGGGTGGCGTCGCATGATTTCTCGAGCGTAGAACGCTTTGTAATGGTCGTTTAGTTTGAGGGTGCTGGTTGGGTCGTCGGTGCGGAGCGTCCAGTCATACCGGAGCACTTCCCATAGGGCGGCAATGCCGTAGTGGTTGATGCCTCGAGCGCGTAAGCGGCGTGCCATTTCAACAAGACGTTCCATTACCCAGGGGTTCGCGTAATGGAATGCTTTGAAACGGTCGGCGGCTGGTTCGTCGGAATGTAATGCCGTCCAGTCAAAGGTGAGTTGATTCATTAGAACGCCTCCTCGCCCATCGCCTCGGACTTGAGTCGGTCAATTAGTGCGCTGGTTTCCTTTTTCATCGTCGGAATTTCACCGAGATAGTTCAATGCTCGAAGCATTCGTTTCTGCGCATCGGTCGTTTCTGTTTGACTGGAAGGTTGCGGTGTGTGCGGCCGGTCTTGGCGGGCTTGAACTTCGTTGCTGGACGCCATCGCTTTTTCGATGCCGATGCCCATGTAGCCAAGGGCGCGACCTAGCGCGGAGGTGAAACCGACCATGCGTTCGGATCCTCGGGTATAGGGCGTTTTGCCTGGGAACGGTTCGGCGACTGAGCCGATAGAGGGTTTGGGATCGTCGGCGGTGCGCCATACGGTCACTTCGCAAACCAGGAAGGTTTGTTCCTCGATTCGCATGATGTCGAATGCGGTTTCTTGGACTCGAAGGTCGGGCCATCGTTTGAGGGCGTCGATCAGTCGGTCATTGACGGGGACGTAACCTTCCAGGTTCATCGGGTTCCTCCTGTAGTCGGGTCAGGTTGGTTAGGAATTTGGTTTTGAAGCAGGGCCAGCAATAGGCGGCCCAGCCGGTGTTGCGGTAGCGAACAATCTCATCGTCAACGATCACGCCTTGGCAGATAGCGCAGACGGCGACGTCAGGTTGGTGAGGATCGTTCACTTTCGTATGTTTATCACACGAGATCGGCGGATTTTGAGACGCTCGTTTTCGGTGGTGCCTCCCCAAATCCCAGGGAGGGTTCGATGATCAAAACGGAGCGCATAGTCAAGGCATTCACGTTTGACGGGGCAGGATGCGCAATGGGCCTTGGCCACCAAAATGTTGACGTTCATGTGTCTGCCTGGAACTGGGAAAAAGACGTCAACGGGCAGGTCGGAGCAGGCGCCTTGTTCTTTCCATGCTTCTAACATGAGATTGACCAGGGCTTCCATCCGCATTTGCCTGCGGCTTCTCGAGAACTGTAAAGCCTCCAGGCGAACTCAAGGTTGGTGGCGGGGTTGAACATGGCTTCGGGGTGCTGACCTAAGCCGAGTTCGGCGATCCAGGCGGTATGGATTTGGTTAATTTGGGTGAGGCCTGCGTCGTGGCCGTTCCAGGCATCGGGCTGGCAACGGGATTCACGCCAAATAATGGACATGAGGGTCTCGATGGTTTGCCGGTCGGCGGGCCATCCGGCTTGGATCGCTTCCGGCACCCATTCTTGGCATGGGGTGTCGGGGCCGACGATTGGCAGGATTGGCCCTTGTGTGGTCGTAGGAGCGACGCTAGTGGTTGTCGGGTCTGGCAGGGTCGCTAGACCGTAGGAGACGATTGCTGGGGCCGTTTGGACGGTCTCAGGGCGTTCTAGGAACATGAATAGAGCGCCGCAGGCTATGGCTACGCCCAGGATGAAACGGGACATGGGTTTCCTTTCGGGTCGGGTCCGCGAGGTGCGGACTGTTTACCGACTTCAGGGATTCAGGTCAAGCCTTCTTGCCGATGATTGGGTCAACGGGGTCGCCTTTGCGGGCGGCGATGCCGTTGCCGACGGCGTAGCCGATGATGGTGGTGACGATCGGGAGGCCTGCGTCGGAGGCGATCGCTCGAGTTGCCATGAGAACGGTGAGGCAGATCAGGCCGACGAGGGCGATGAGGGCTTTGGAAGGGTTGGCGAGAGTCATGGGAAAAGGCTTCTGAAGGCGGTGTCCACGGCCGACGGGTTGTCGGCCATGTGAGGGGCTATTTCGTAGTGAACCCAGGCGGCTCCTGGTGAGCCGATGGTGGGTTTGTCGTAGATTTTCCAGGCGTTTCGGTCGCAACGCCATGCGGCGCCGTGGCGGCCTGGTTTGTATCGGTTGCCGTAGTCGTGGATTTCCTCGATGCCGAGTTGGTCGGCGTGGCGCTCAAGGAAGGTGATCGCAACGACGATTTGGTTGGGGCCGCCACCAAGGTCGCAGGCACGGCCGGTCGCATGGACCGAAAGCCCGGAGCCGCCGCGAACTGGTCGGTTGGCGTAGATCCCAAGGTTTTTCATTTGGAACAAGAATCTCATGTAGTCCTGGAAGCGGATTGTGCCTGGACGTGCTCCAGGAGCAGGGTCGGTGTTGCCGGTGTATGGGCGTCCGGTCTCCGTGGCTTCGGCTGGTTTCTTTTTAGTTGCCATCGACAGTTCCGTTGGCTAGTTCCGCGATTCGTGCTTGTGCCCAGGCGGATGCTGATTCGATGCTGTCCCACGGTCCGGGCCAGTCGATGAGTTCTTGTCCGTGTCTGATTTCGACGATGAGGTCGTCGGTGATGGTGGCGGTGTATTGGCCTGCTGTGTATGTGGTCATCGGAATCCTTCACTGTGGCAAAGGGCTCGTGGTTCAACGATGCTTGGTGCTGTTCTGCTTGTCCATGTTGAACCGCTTGAGGATGATTGAGCGGCATAGACCGGACCGACGGATGTGCCACCGATTGAAAGAATGAGGCCGCCTGGATCAGTTGCGGCGCTGTAGAGGACTTCGGTCGTTGCTGGTGTCCGTGCGGTCCATGTCAAGCCGTCTGATGATGATTCCACGTCGCCTGTAGAAAGGCTTGCCGTGAAGATCGCGACGTTGGTTGAACCGTTCGCGGCAAAACTAATGGCGAAATCTGCTGTGTAGGTTCCGGCAAGGTTTCGGCCAGTCCAAGTAATTCCGTCCGGTGATGTGGCCAGGTTGGGTGTGGCGGCGCTGTTGAATCCGGTGATAAATAGGGCGTCGCGTGGACTCCAGATGACGTTGTTGGTGGCAGAAGCGTTGACGGCGGCGAGTGGTGACGTGCGCGATGTCCATGTGCCGGTTGGGTCGGTGGCGGTACGGATGATTTGTGCGCCTCCGGTTGTTGCTCGACCGACTGCGACCCAGGTGCCGCCGCCGTAAGCGATGCCGCCAAAGTTGTCGGTGACGCCTGAGGTGCGTTGGGTCCAGGTGCCGGTCGGGTCGGTGGCGGTGGCGATTTTTCCGGATTCGCCGACAGCGACCCAGATACCGTTTCCGTATGCGACCGATTTGATTGGGGTGGTGCCGAAACTTGAGGTTCGGGCTGTCCAGGTGATCGCGTCGGGTGATGTGGTGAGGACGCCTGCGAGGCCGACAGCGACGAACATGGTTCCGTTACCGTCGGAGGCTATTGACCGGATCGCGTTGGCTCCGAATCCTGATGTTCGGCTTGTCCAGGTGGTGGGCGGTGATTCGTCGGAGGTGTAGAGGGCGCCGCTGTTACCGCCAGCCACCCATCGTTGAAGGATGTTGGATCCGCTTGCGGCGCCGGTGAATGCGGGGATCATGCGGCGGTGTTCCCGAACAGCACCCAGGTATCGGTTGCCAGTTTGAGAAGGCAAGCGACACCGTATTGGCCCGCAATTTTAGTTTTGGAGCCTTGTGCTCGAATGCTTGTGGTTCCTGGGGTGACGGCCGCGACGGTAACCTGACCGGCTCCACCTTGATACAAAAGGATTTGAGTACCGATCGGAAACGCGGTTACAGCGTTCGTCGGCACCGACAACGTGATCGCGCTCGCGTTTGTGAGAGTGACGACTTTGGCTACGTCAGTTAGTGCCACTGTGTAGGTAGTGCCGGTTTGCGCGTTCGGTACGAGGATCGCAACATCGTTGACGCCTTCGGTAATGCTGTTCACGTCGGCGGCTGTGAGGACCTGGCCGTCGGCGTATGCTTCAGATAGCGGATAGGTAGCCATGGATGCTCCTTAGAGGGTGTTAGTGCCGAGGATACCGAACTGAGTGGATCCCAGGATAAATGAGGTGGATAGTGGTTCGCGGGTAATAAGTCGGGTGAACCAGCGGTCCGGTGTGATGTCGTGCTGAATACCTTGGACGGTGAGGCGTAAATCGAGGACGCTGGTTGGGGTTTGGGTTCGGGTGACGTAGATCGGATCGCCAAAATCGAGTCCGAGACAGGCGGTGGTGGCGGCGGTGTTTCCGGCGTACAACTCGAGGCCGATGGATTCGATACGGATTCGTGGCGTTTTACGGTAGTTGAGGATGCTGTTGGCAATGGATAAGGCGACAGCGTTTGTTTTTCCGAGCAGGCCGGAAAGCGTATAGGTTCGGGTGAAGTATTCGGTGATGGATGCGGCGTCGCTAGCGATTTCGGCTGTGCCGCCGTGGTTGGCGACGCTCACGCTGTTGGACAGTTCTTGATCATCGAACGCGACGTCGATTTCTTGGTATTTGATTCCTACGCCTGAATCGGTGAAGTTGGTGGCTGTTCCTGACGCTTGTTGGGCGATCGCGCCTCGGCTTTTAAATCGGGTATCGCCGTTGGTGTCCATGTAAAACGCGCCAATTTCGGTTTGTTCAACGGTTTGGATCGCGTCGAGCACGGAGCGGACTCCACCGGGGTCGTTCTGTAGTTCTCGGTTGCCGGTGTCAATGTTTCGCATGGTGGTCGGCCAGTTGACCATGTCGAGGATTTGGTTGATTCGAGTACCTGGCTGGTCATTGGTTGCGGCGCCAGTAACGGTGTCTACGTTGGAGAGGGCGAGGAGGCGGAAACCGTCCACGGCTTGAACGGTCACTTTGGCGTATTGACTGCCTTTGGGCCATTCCCAGTCCCAGGATTGGATGTAGCCGGAAAATAGGTGGTATTCGGTGCCTGCGAAAGTAGTTTGGACCATGACTTGGCGCATGGGTTTGATTTGGCCGTAATACGGTCCTGCGACATAGTCAGGGTTCCATTCGCCTGTTGGATCCCACCAGGAGATCGTCGCGGTGCCGGGCGTGTATTGCTCGAATACGCGATCGCGGCCTCGACGGATGCTGATTTGGTTGGTTTGGTCGGTGATGTCCACGATTTGGACAGTGGCCGTGCCCAGGACGTTTTCGCCGAGGATGCCGTCAAGTTGGTCGCCCAAAATGAGGACGTCACCGAATGATGCGCCTGGGCCGAGGCGGAGTCGGACGACTGGTTGACAGGGGAGGCTCATGTGTTGCTATAAACGAGTTGTGCGCCGTTTCGCTGGGCATTGACCAATCCGCGGCGGATTGTTTCCACAAGGTCTCTTTCGGTAGTAACGGAGCCTTGGACGTTGACCATGACGGTTGGTCGGTTCCCGGATCCGCCTCCACCACTTGTGAGGTCAACTGATCGAGTGCTTGATCTGCCTGCGAGGGCTCCGAAGTCAATTCCTGGCGGCAGGTAGTGTGTTGTTCCGTCGGGGGCAACAACGGTAACTCCGCGGCCGCCTCGAGATTCCGTTGGGGTGTCACCAGGGCGAACGCTTGTACCGCCCGAAACGGTAATTCTGACGGTTCGTTCACGGGTCAATTCGTCCAACATCCGCAAAACTGATTCGTAATCACCTCTGTCAAGAGCGGCCAAAATTGTGGTTTGTTTCTCGGCTGGGATGTCGCCGAGCAGTTGTATGTAGTCAGCCACTTCACCGTAAAGGTTGCTGACAGCGTCTTGGGCGGCTCGAGCGGCGGCAGGGGTCTTTTCCTCCAAAGCGCGGCCAGCCGCTTCGTAAACGCGATCAAGAGAATCTTTGACATTGTTGAAGGCGCTGGTTTCATTGAGCCGCCCTAGCAGTTTGTCCCAGGTGTCAATGAGGCCATTCGTATCCTCGTCTAAACCGCGGATGCCGCGGGCTGTTCGGGCGGCTTCAAATCCTGCGGCTCGTAATGCGGCACGACTGTCACCAAGGGCGCTGTCAACCTTGTTGAGTGATGTTGCGGCGTCGTCCGTATTGTCAGCAAATAATGACCAAAGTTTGGCGCCTGCGTCCAAAAACACGTTGCCGGTTTTGACGGCGGTGTCGGTGTTGACGGAGAAGTCAATAACTTTGGAAAGTGCGTTTGCTGTCTCAGCGAGGGCCGGTACAAGTTTTTGGCCGAGAGTGATGGACAGTTCCTCAAGGGAGTCGCCGAGGGCGTCTTGGGCTTCGCGCAGTCTTTTGGCTCGTTCAACTTCCTCAGGGTTGATGACTTTGGCGTCCGAAACCTGGTTTAGGCTTTTTGTAAGTTCGTCAGATCCGACGTTGATCAGTTCAGCCAAGTCGGTCCATGATTTGCCAAGAACTTTGGTGGCGAGTGCGGCTCGTTCGGTTGGGTCTTTGACGTTTTTCAGCGCCTGGATGGTATTGAGAAATGTTTTGTTGACGTCAACGGTGCCGTCTTTGGTGTATTCAATTTCCGCGCCGAGGGATTGGAATGCGTCTGATCCGTCGTAAATCGCGCGACTCATTTTCACGATTGCGCCTTGGACCGAGTTGGCTTCAACTCCCATGTCTCCGGCTACTTCGGTCCAACGCGATGCGTCCTCAACAGCGAGGCCGGTGGCATCGGCGAATTTAGATGCGCCAAGGGCAAGGTCTTGAAATGCTCCGATTCCTTTGACGGCAAGGCCGACGAGGGCCGCGCCTGCGGATGCGGCGAACGTGGCCGCGTTGGCTTTCATAAAGTCGGTTGCGGCTCCGAATCCGGCTTTCATTTTGTTGACGCCGCCTTCGGCTTCAGACACCTTCATTTTGAAGTTGTTAAAACCGGCTTCGGCCGATTTCAGGCCTTTGTCAGCAAATTCTGTGACTATGGGGATTGTGATAGCCATTAGCGGATCCTCATAAGTTCTTGATTGGCGGCCTGTTGTACTTGCTTGACTAGCGGTTCAAGTTCCTCGGTTATCAAACGAATTGAGTCCTTGACGTCGCGCCACATGAACCGTGACGGTTCTCCGAGGCGTGCGGTCAAAACTCGAGCAAAGTTAGGACGCTGGTATTTTGGTGATCGTCGGCTGGAAGCGCCGTTGGCTTTTCCGGCCATGTCAGCGATCGCCACGGAGGAGCCTTTGGTCGTGATCTTGACGACATTCAGGGTGCTGGTGCCGACGGCTCCTGGGCGGCGACGCGGAAGTCGAGTGTCTGTACGGACGGATACCTTTTTAGGGTTCCAACCTTTTGCGCCGTTGTGATCCCAACCGGACAGGGGCGCTTGGTTTGGGATCCGACTGTCAATCTCGGTTTTCAGGGGTCGGACGATCCGTTGAACGTCTTTAGCGAATTGTCGTTTGAGTTCGGGTTGAACCTTGCCTAAAACCCTAAGGGATTCTTGGAGGCCCTTGACCTGGATGCTCATTTGGCGGCTTTCTCGTCCATCTCTACCAGGAGCCTAACCATCTCATCTATGACCGTTGGTGGGCTGTCCAGGAGGGCTCGAGGGCTGATTCCGAGGCGGATTGAGAGTTGTGCGATCAGGTTGACGTTTCGTCCTGCCGCGCCTTGCGTCCTTTTGGGATGATCTCAATGTCCTTGACAGTTTCAATGAACTGCGGCCATACCTTGACGGTCACTCCGGCTTTGCGGCAGGCCTCATAGGCGAGGTAGTTGACCTGCTTGAATTTGACCGGATTGAACATTTGCTCGGCGGCCTGGCCTGGGTGGTGGTCCTCCCAGGCGCAGGCAACCGAATAGGTGATGGGTACGGTGTGTTCGGAGTCGTCGGTGAATACGACTTTTAGATCCATTCCAATCATGTCGGGCTCCTAATTGGGTCAGGGTGCGGTGATGTCGCGTGCGAATGTTCCGCCAGTGAACGTGACGTTGACGACCGAGAGCGAACCGACGGTCGAGGCGATCGGCGTGAAGGAACTGAGCATCGCATTTTGGATCGTGTACTCGGGATTGGTAGCCGATTCGGTGGTTCCGGACGGGCTGATAACGATGGTGGTGTCGCCGTCCCCGATGATGTCGTAAAGGGTGGCTTCGACTTCGGTCGCTCCGTATGAGTTGAACATGGTGAGGGTCACTTCAACCATTTGAAGGCCTTTGGTGAACTTGTGTCCGGCGTCGCCGAATGCGGTGGTCTCGAGACTGTCGTAGCCGACGGTCAACTGGGCCGCTGAGCATTGGTCAGAGAGATCAACACCGCCGATGGAAACGGTGGCGTTGGATAGGAATGTGGTTGTTGCCATTTGGGGCTCCTTAGTTGCGCCGTGATCCGATTCTCACGGTGAGGTCGTATGCGGGTATTTCTTGATTTCCGAGCGTCGCCAGGGATGGTTGGCCGGAGGTGACGGCGAGCCCTTGGTCAGCCATGAGGGTGTCAATCGTCGTCAAGAGGTAATCCGAGGCGTCTTGGTTGCCAGGTGGGGCGGCCAAAACGCGAAGGGTGAAGGTCAGATCCCCGACGTTGTAGGTGAAACTGGTGAACGTCGGAAGTTCGATGAAAACGGTGAGCGGCCGCGCATTGCGTGGGTCGGTGACTGGTACGAGGCCAAGGGCGGTGATCCGGTTGGCGATCGCGGTCACGGCTTCCGCAAAGATTCCGGTGGCGGCCATTATGCGACCTGCGCACGGTTACATCCGAGCAGTTGGAGGATTTGCCCCATGGAGAGTTGTGGGGTTCCGCTGGTGGCGTAATCCTGGAATGATTGAATGCCGTCAATGGAGCCTCGACTACGGTATTGGCTGGCGGCGTAGATAATGGTGCCAAGTTTGACGTCACCGCCTGGGACGGTTGTGAGACTGTCAAAGTAACCTGATTCTTGCCGTTTGCGGTATGCCCAGGCGTTGGCGGCCGACACGCACGTTGCGAGGAATGCGGTGTCGTTGGCGGTGGCGCTCGAGATACCCAAGAATTCCTGAACCATTGCGGAAGTAATCCAGGAGCAGGTGATCGTATAGGTGATCGTTCCGAACGGATCTACGGCTCCAGGAACAAGATCGTCGCCAGTATTGAGGTAGAGAACCTGGTTTGGGATCGGGTAGTCGGCGTCAAATAGCAGGTTTCCGTAGGAGTCAACTCCGGTGAATTGAAACTCGGGGATGGCGACGACAACGTGCGTGCCATCGAGGCCATCCCCGAGCCCTGCCACAACGATCGACTGCCCGACTGCGATGTCGCTCGCCGTGAGGGTCTGAACCACGGCGACGTCGTCCAACCGCATTTTGCGCGTTATGGAGTAAGTCGCCATGGTTCTAAGTCCTCAGTTGCTCAACTTGCGGTGCGCTTGACAAACTTGCTGGCGTCAAGCATGAGCGGCGCGAAGTAGCCGCGGAATGCGATCGTGCGGGCCAGCAGGCTCGGGTTTTCAATGCTGACAACGCCCTTCTGCTGTTCCCAGCATTCGAAACCGTCGCCGTTGCCCACGATGAGCGTGCCGGACGCAAAGTTGCGGTCAACAACAACGCGAAGGCCAAATGCGACCGACTCGACGTTGCCAGGAGCCATGGTGCCGAAACTGTTCATCGGGCCGACCTGCGGGAACAACGGACGGCCGGACGTGTCGGCGAGTGCGCCCAAGTATTCCCAAATGTCGGGGCTCACAAACAAATGGTTCGGCAGGTTTCCGTTGGAAGCCGACAGGATGGTTGACGCGGCGTCGTACACCCAGGCCACCCACTTGGCCGGATCGTCAAGATCGGCGGTTGCGAGGATCGAGGTGGTGGTGGCGCCGGAAACCAGTGCGTCGGCGGCGACGTCGTCGGTCTGATTGGCGTAAATGCGTGCCATGTCGTCCACGAGAGCGCCAAGCACTTCGGGCGATGACCAGTCAATGGAGGCTTCCGACAGTTCGACATAGCCGCCGTAAATGGCCTTGGTGACGGTGATGTCGTCAACAACGAAGGTTCCGGACTGGATCGTGGTGCCCTGGGTGACCGATGCGATGGAGGTATGTGTAGTGACCTTCGGGCGGATAAACACCTTGCCGGACTGGGGCATGGCGCGCGATCCGACTGCGTCAATGACCGGACGGAGGCCTCGGAAATTGTTGTAAATCGGGCCCACGACCGGCGTGGGCATAACGCCATCAAGGTCCGAAGTGGTCACGTCAGGCGCGGCGGCGCGGATGCGTGCGTTCAGTTCTGCGAAACGGGATCCACCTTCGGCGGCGGCGGCAAGCCATTCGCCAGGGGTCGGCAACCGAAATTCGCGTCGGGGTTCCGCATAGAGCGGCGTAGTGGGGATGATGGCTGGGGCGGACGCCTCAACCGGCTGGATTTCTGACATTGACTCCTCCTCGGGGTCGTCTTGGGGTTCGGTTTCGTCGGGTTCCGTCTCGGGGCTTGAGGCGGCAACTTTTTCAATACGGGCCTGCTCAAAAGCGGGCTCGGCCACGATTGACAACTCGCGCCAGTCACCTGACTCAACGATCATGGTGCCGTCATTGTCAAACGAGAATTTGGTCGGGATCACTCCGACACTTACGGAGTCGTACGCGCCCATGAGTAGGAGCGCCATGGTGTCGTTAGCGTCGCGGGTGTCGGCGAGGCGTGCGGTGAACATCATTCCTTCGGAGGTGTTCACTCGTTCGGTGACGAGGCCGCGTACCTTGCTCGAGTCATGCCCTTCCAGTAGTCGGGGGGGACGTCCGGCTTCCGGAAGGGATCCAGGCAAAAACGTGACCTTCGTGCCTAGAGAGTCCGTCGTCGTGACGTTCCACGGGACGGCGAGGCCGGTGATTGAACGCGACGGTTGGCCGTCTTTGGCGGCGGCGTCAATCGTAAAGTTTCCGGCGGTAAATCTGATCATTCGTTGACATCCTCTCTGATTGAGGTCGGTGCGTCCACCAGGCTTGAGTCAACCATTTCGTTTTCGCCGAGGTAGTCGTCAAGATCAAATTCGACGTGCTTTCCGGCTGGGAGGACGTTGTTGCCTGACAATGTCTCTTGAATACAGTCAATGTACGGTTTTGCGCCGAATAGGTAGAGGTCTTGGCGTGCCTGGAGGGCGTTGTTGTAGGTCATTCCGGTGCCGGTGGGTGCGCCGACGAGGTAGGGCGGAATGTTGGCTAGGCGTGCGAGTTCGAGTGCTTGGTATTGGCGTGCTTCAACGAGTTGTAGTTTGCTGGGGTCGGCGTCAAATTCTTTCCATTCAACGAATTGGTTGAGGGCGCCGACGGCGTTGCGTTGACGGGCGGCTGACCAGGCGGCGGCCAATTCGCCGAGTTCGTCGCCTGACATTGGTTCTGATCCTGGTGTTTGCTGGAGGTAGCCAGCGGCGATTTCGTTTGATGCGAACCTGCGTGCCGCGTTGTCAAGTTTGTAGGCGGTGTCGATCGCCTGCTGGCCGGAATAAACGATGCCCATGATCGGCGACAGGAATTGGATGAGGTTGCCGGAGTCAATGTGGACGCCGTTGAATTCAACTTGGTCGGATGGCTGGAACCAGGCTGGGCCGGATTGGTCAAGCGTGTTGATGTTGGCGGCTGGGAGCCATTTGAAGGTGGCTGGAAAGCCGGTGCTATAGCGGCCGGTGATGAGCCAAAATGCGCGACCGTAAAACAGGAGGTCGCTGAAGGTGTTGGCCATAATGAAGTTGCGTGTCACGGCTGGGTCGGGGCGTGTAAACCAGGATTCACCTTCAATGTAAATCTTGGTGTATTCCTCCTCTACGGGATCCCAGGCGAGGCGGTAGGCGGCGAGGTCAAGACATCCGATCATGGAGGCGATGAGGTCTCGAGCGCGACTGATCGTTGGCAGTTGGAGGGCGCGTAGTTCGGGGGTGCCGATCGTGTAGGTGTAGGTGGCCGCGGTTGTTTGTGCGGCGATACCGGCTTGTGCTCGGATTTCGGCTCCGAAGGCGGCTTTGGGGGTGCGCGCAAAGATTGCCACTAGGCGGATTGTCTCACATTTTGGGTTGGGCGTCTACGAGGACGCGAACGCTGGCCGCATTCGGACGGTGGGCTTGGAGGCGAGGGCGGCGGCGACGATCATACAACGGCACAATTCGATCGGCCCTGGGGACTTTTGTGAGGAGACGACGAGGGACGCGTTGGTTTTGACCAGGACGGCGCGGTTGACGTGTTCGGCCAGCCCAAGGTTGCCGAGGTGCCATACGCGGCGTTCGGTGATGGCTTTGCGGACGAGGTCGGTGTATTTGGTCAGTTCTCCGTAGCCGAAGGTGGTGGTGCGTCGTTTCAGGTTGAACGGGGTATGGATCTCAAGACCCGGCGTGATGGTTAGTTGGACGTTGGGGTCGGTGAGAACTCGGGCGATTTCGTCCCACATTTGGGGTTCGGATTCGGTGATGAATTCAACGTGGATCAGGACGCCTTCGGGGATGGGTACGGCTCGGACGCCGACGTAACGGGAGTCATCAAGGCTGGAATCCACGCTAAGGATGCCGCCTGCTGGTATCGGAATGTCCACTTGGAGGGCGTCCCAGGTGCCGTAGGGAAGCCAGGATTTGGCGGCTGAAACCCATAGGTTGAGGTGGGCGCGCATAAAGGCGGCTCGGTCGCCTCCGTCGGCCATTGACTCAAGGGCTTCCATGGTGATTGTGGTGCCGAGCGCAGGGTTGGCGTATCGCCAGTAGCGGCGGTCGTCGGGGTCAATACCTGGTGGCATTGACCATTCGGCCAGGTAGAGACGGGTGGAACGGCCGGCGTCTATGTCCGCGATTGCTTGGGATCGAAGCCGGATCATGGTCGTGGACGATTCGTCTCCGGCGGTTGACCACATCGACATGAGGGGGTTCCGTCGGGCGATCATGCTGGGCCGGAGGGCATCAAAAATCACGGACGGGCTAATGTCCCATAACTCGTCCACGACGATCAAGTCGTAGGTGCCTCCGTGGTGGTTGTCTTTGGCGGCGGCAATCTTGAACACCGAGCCGTCGGGCATAGTCACCGACTGCGCTCCGTTTGACCAGCGGACGGTTGCGCCGAATGCCTCCTCGAGGATTTGTGCCAACTGGCGGAACATTGGCATTGAGCGATCAACTTTGTTGGCGACAAGCAGGACATTCTGCGCTTGGCCACGGCGGTGCGCCTCATCGGTTAACCACCAGCCGATCAGGGCTTGAAGCGCCACCGATTTACCGTTTTGACGGGCCGTCGAGATCAACGCTTCCCTAAACCGGAAGTCACCGGCCTCCCAACCAGCCAACTGATCCGCCAAAGCCTCAACCTGCCAAGCCATCAACTCCTTACCCAGGTATCTCGAGGCAAACGCCACCAGGGCAGGGGGACAATCCGAATTCCTAACGACCGGCGTTTTCAACCTCGGCTCAATCCGACCCAATCCATCACAATCACCCAGCGTATGACCCAAATCCGCCTCGTCTGCCTTCCCAAGGGGTATTAC